CAGCGTGCGCGGCACAGCAAGCCGCCAATGCTGGCAAGTTGCCTGTGCTGGAGTACACCGGCAGCAAACTGGAGAAGATCGGCAAGGGCACGACACGCATTCCAGCGTTCAACATCATCAGTTGGATTGATCGTCCTGCCGGCATGGACGCTGAAGTTGCAGTAGAACAGCCTGCGCCATTTAATAAGCCAACGCCTGCACCAGTTGCACCTCCAGTGCCGCCCAAGTCAGTGATGGCCGCAGCAGTTGCTGATGACGAGATGTTTTAAAACTTAGCAGTAAAGTGCCTGGGCGTAAAACCCCAGGCTTTTTTTTCCTTTAAATATTGGCAGCCATAAATGCAAGCAGAACAAATAGCCAAGCAGCTCGGCAACGCGAAGAAAGCAAACGGTCAGTGGGTGGCGAGTTGCCCAGTACCGTCACACGGCAAAGGCAACGGCGACAAGAATCCATCTCTCTCCATCGACATCAATGACGAGGGTAAGCCTTTATTCCATTGCCATGGTGGGTGCAGCCAAGAGGATGTCTTCCACACCATCAGGGCATTGCACTTGCTGCCGGAACTGGAAGAACGGCCAGACCCACTCGCCAACATCAAGCCGATACCGAAGGTGGAATTCCAACAGGAGTGGGTATACACCGATGAGAACCGTCAGCCGGTGTTCGTCAAGCAAAGGCTAAAGGTCGGCGCCACCGGCAAGACTTATAGGCTCTACAAGATTGACGAGGCAGGCAGAAAGCAAAGCTCACTCGCTGACGCACGCATAGTCCCCTACAACTTACCGGCACTCTTGGACGCGAAGACAGCCGGACGCAACATCTTCTTGGTGGAGGGCGAGAAGGCCGCCGATGCCATCAAGTCAATTGGCATGATTGCCAGCACCGCGCATACTGGCGCAGGCAGTTGGCCTGCTGCCATCACCGAGTATTTCGCTGGCGCTCAAGTGATCATCCTGCCGGACAACGATGTACCTGGTTGGCAGTACGCGCACAAGGCAGCCGAGGCAATACTGCCCATCGCCAAAAGCCTAAAGGTAGTTGACCTCGGTCTGCAAGGCCAAGGCGATGATGCCTACGAATTCATCGAAGAGGGCGCAGGCCGCGACAAGCTGGTGGCGCTAGTCAAGGCAGCGCCAATCATCACAACGGTGGATCAGGTAACAATGCCCGAAAGGTTAAACCCGATTAATAAGACAAGTATACAAAACGAGGAAATCTTTACAGATCAACTGGATCATGTACAGAAAACGGCAGAAATTGAACATGAGTTTGCGACAGCGCCACCGAAAGAGCCAGCAAAGATTGGCAAGCAGATTGCCATTGAGCATTGGGACAGCATCCAAGACGAGCCGGTGAAGTGGCTGATCCACAGCGTGATTCCTGTGGGCGCGTTCACGGCACTCTACGGACCGCCAGGCTCATTCAAGTCGTTCATTGCCTTGGACATTGCCGAGGCCATCGCCACTGGCCGGCCGTGGATGGGCAATGAGGTATCAGAGCAGGGCGCTGTCTTATATATCTGTGGCGAGGGTTTCGGTGGTGTCGGTGCGCGGATCAAGGCGTGCAAGCAGCACAACCAAACAGATGACGGTGCGCCAATTTATGTGATCAGACACCAATTAAACCTGAGAGCCAGCGTGGAGGACTTCAACGCGCTGATGATCGCCATCGAACTACTGGTCATGGAAACCGGCATCAACTTCAAGATGATCATCATCGATACCTTGGCCAGAGCGTTTGGCGGTGGCAACGAGAACGACAGTGCCGACATGGGTGCGTTCATCACGGCCTGCGGACGCATCCAGCAGATCGTGCAGGACGCTGCCTTGATGATCCTGCACCACAGTGGCAAGGACGCGACCAAAGGACTGCGCGGCCATTCAAGCCTCTTAGGCGCAGTGGACACCGAACTGGAACTCCTGAGATTTGACGAGTCCATGAAGGGACTGATCACCATCAGCAAACAAAAAGATGGTCAGGACAACACGCGCATTGGATTTGAGATGGTCAGCATAGAACTTGAGTCGGCCAACGCATTGCACATTGGTGAACCAGTGACCAGCTTGGCGGTGCAGGCCAGCGAACTCGGAGCGTATGAGCAGGCCAAAAAGACCGGCAAAAGTAACTCAGGCAGCGGCAAAAATCAGCGCATGGAGTTGCACTGTCTGGAGACTGTGATCAAGAGCAATGGTGTACTAAAGTTTGTGGAGGGTACTCAGCGCAATGCGGTCAGTTTGGAGGCTTGGCGGCAGGAATTGTGGTCAAAGATGGGCTGCGATGAGGAGGATAAAAGCTCATTCAAGATGGCGTGGAAGAGGGCAAAAGAGCGTTTGCAGGACTCAGGACAAGGTGGAATTCGAGACGGTTATGTCTGGTTAGAGCCAAAAACAAACAACAAGGAAGAGTATTGATGCTGTATGAATGTACAGTAACAAGTAACAAACGGTAACAAATGTTACTTGTTTGTTCCGTACAGGTAACAAGTAACAAACCGAGAGTCTATGACTCGGTGGTTTGTTACCAGCTGTATGTGACCAATTGACAATAAACCAAGGAAACCGAAATGGCAACGAAATCAAAAAGCAAACAGCATCCAGCAGCAACGAGTCCAAGTCCACAAGCAGATGCGTGGACGATTCACGTTCAATCCAAACTGGTGGAGTTGGAGGCTGCGAAAGCAGTCAGCGATAGAAAATGGGGTGAAAATCGACTGATTACTTTAGTAGACAGTGGACTTAGAGAGAAATTCTGGATTCAGACCGGCAGAGTGCATCAGGCAGCAATGTCAAAGGATCACGCCAAATTCGATTCAAGTCTGGCGGGAATGATCAGGGCGTATGCAGTGCTCGATCAGTGGGCAACCGATCAAGGGATAACTCCAGCCAGCGACAGTATTCCGAGAATCGAGTGGAAGATGCAAAACGACCAGGTCATGGTGATTGTCAGGACGGTCAATGAGGCTGTGGCTATGCAGCGCGAAAGACAGGAACTGGACAACAAGTTCATCTGGGCAATGGAAGAGTTGGAGGTGATCTTCAACGATCCCATGGTTCAACAGATCATCAAGGTCAAAGCGTTTGATCCAACGGCCAAGGTGGTGAACTTCAAAGCAAACGAGAAATTCGGTGGACAATCAGGCTTTGATGACTTAGAAAACGATCTTCATGCATTTGAAGGTGGTCAACCGGAAATGAAATTCGACAGCAAACTCGCAGGGAGATTAAGAAATGCAGCAAATTAAGCGATTAACGGAATTGATCAAGCAAAAGGTACTGGATGTCATCCAGCGCATTAAAACGGCTCTAGGGCGGGTTTAAGCATGGCAGGAAGACCGAAATTCAAGCAAGACATGGCGCTGCTTGAAGATTTGCCAGATGACATGATCGTTTCGATGTTTGAGGCAGGCAAGTCGCAGACGCAGATTAGTTACGAACTTGGCATCGGGCGCAGGGCGCTTGAGCAATGGATCGAAGATACTGATCCCACTATAATTGCGCGTGCGCGCGCGAAAGCCGCCGATAAACTCGCGGTGGAGACTCTGGACATCGCTGACAGCATGGCCGACAGCAACCCGCAGCGCGATGTCCAGCGCATCCGGACGCGGCAATGGCTGGCCGAAAGGTGGGATCAGAAGACTTATGGCTTACAAAAAGCCGCTTCGGTCAACATCAACATACAGGATCTACGCATGGCGGCACTGCGCCATGTCGAGGTTGTCGATGACTTATCCACAGATAATCGCAATGGTTAAGCACATTGGCCTGTGCATAACTGCGAAGTGCCTGCAAAACAAGCAGAAACAGGCCAATTATCCACAATTGACTTAACATAATGGACATCGTGTTAAATGGATTATGTAAGCGTTTTGTAAGAAAGCATATAGATCAATGACTTACCGATATAGTGCCATGTGGATAACTTTTACGCTGTCAACTGGCGCTGCCGACCGTCCTGCTGGCTGGCGCGGCGCGACGCCCCCCCCTTGCGCTTTGCGGCGGGGGCGACTGATGATGCAACCGAACACCTACCGAATCCCACAGCCTGACACACACCGAACATGACCCTACCCCCCACCCCCACAGCCGCAAAAAAGCGCGTCCCGAAAAAAAATTCTGATGATTTGCTGACGAATAACCCATTTGTCGAATTCGTCAAACTCTACAAGAATAATCCGGTGCTGTTTGTCAGAGAGGTGTTGAACACTGAGCCTGACCCATGGCAGGTGGAATTCTTGAATCACATCGCGTCCGGCAACAGACGCATATCGGTGCGAAGTGGTCACGGTGTGGGGAAGAGTACAGCGTCAGCGTGGGCGATGATCTGGTACTTGCTGCTGCGCTTTCCGGTGAAGGTGGTGGTGACAGCGCCGACAAGCAGCCAGTTGTATGACGCATTGTTTGCCGAGGTTAAGCGTTGGGTGAAGGTGCTGCCGCCGATGCTGGCTGATATGTTGGACGTAAAGCAGGACCGTATTGAGGTGATTGGCGCAAACGAAGAGGCGTTCATCTCAGCGCGTACATCTAGAGCCGAGCAGCCAGAGGCGTTGCAGGGGGTTCACAGTGATCATGTGATGCTGGTGGGGGATGAGGCCAGCGGTATTCCTGAGAAGGTGTTTGAGGCGGCATCTGGCTCGATGTCCGGCCACAACGCCGTCACGCTGTTATTGGGTAATCCGGTGCGTTCCAGCGGGTTCTTTTACGACACCCATAACCGATTGGCGGGAGATTGGGTGACTATGAAGGTGAGTTGCGCCGACTCGCCGAGGGTGAGTGAGGCGTACATCGAGGAGATGAAGTCGCGCTACGGTGAGGAGTCAAATGCCTACCGCATCCGCGTGCTGGGTGAGTTTCCGAAGTCTGACGAAGACACGGTCATACCGATGGAGTTGCTTGACTTGGCGATGAATCGGGATGTGGCGGCATCGCCTTACGCGCCACTGGTGTGGGGATTGGATGTGGCACGCTTTGGCTCGGATCGCTCTGCACTGTGCAAAAGGCGTGGTAACGCGGTGACTGAGCCGATCAAGACTTGGAAAAACTTAGACTTGATGCAGTTGACCGGCGCGGTGGTGGCCGAGTTTGAGGCACTTGCACCGAATGACCGTCCGACAGAGATACTGGTGGACAGCATTGGACTTGGCGCCGGAGTGGTTGACCGGCTGCGGGAATTGAAGCTGCCAGCGCGGGGCATCAATGTCGCGGAGTCACCTGCCATGGGCGGCACTTACAGGAATCTGAAGGCCGAGCTTTGGTACAAGGCCAAGGCGTGGCTTGAGCAGCGGGACTGTCGGCTGCC